AAGAAAAAGGTATTATGCCCGATGAAGTATATAACAAGCCTCGTGGCGTCCGCATGTTTATTTATGGTTCGACTTTATTTGCAATTGAGCAAATTGAAAAAGACCGACAAAAATTAAATATGACGACTCCGGGGAGGTAAAAAATGGAAATTTGGTTAAGTAAAAATAATGAAGATAAAATACAGCTCCCTGTAAACCCTGAGTCTATTGGTTCTGAATTTACTAAAAATTTTGAAGATATTGTGCTTGCAAGTGGAGATGAGCGAGTAGTATTAAGTGGTAGTAATTTGAAAACTACCACTATCTCTTCTTTTTTTCCTGCTAACCCTACCTATTACCAACAAACTTATAATAACATGTCTCCAATGGAATATGTTCAAAAGATTGAGAAATGGATGGACGAGCGAGCTATTTTATTATTTCAAGTTACAGGGACAAACATTAATAGAAAAGTAAATATAAGATCCTTTACTTGGGAAGAACGGGGAGGTTCTGTTGGAGATATTGATTATACATTAGAGTTAAAAGAATATCGCCCTATATTCTATCAAGTAATACGCCAAGATGGACAACCTCAGACGCAAAATAAAACTACTCAAGCTAGTACATCTACACGCCCTCCATCAAATAAAACCGTTCCAAAAACTTATACAGTTAAAAAAGGTGACAGTTTATGGTTGATAAGTAAAAAATTTTATGGTAGTGGTGAAAGTTGGAAAAAGATATATGAAGCAAATAAAAATGTAATCGGCAAGAATCCTAATCTTATTTATCCGGGACAAAAGTTGGTGATACCATAATGGCAGTAACTCAATCTCCTGGTAATGCTAAGGTAGTTGTATATATTTATAATAAATATTATCAAAGATTAGTTGATTATACCGAACAAATTGAGAGCATAACTTGGTCTGGTGATGAAGAAACTGAACCACGAACATTAGAAGTAACTATGATGAATACTGTTGACCTTGTTAGAAGATTTAAGCATCAAGGCTTCAACGTGGGAGATGCAGTATATGTATATTATAATAATAAAGAAATATTTAGAGGCACAATATTTAGTAAAACTATGACAAGTGATGGAAGAGAAACGTTTACTGCTTATGATATTTTAATTTATCTTGCTAAAAGTCAAGCGACAATACTATATAGAAATATTAATGCCTCGGATTTAGTAAAAGACCAGTTAAGAACAGCAGGTATAAGATTAGGGTCTATTGCTGACATACACTATAAAATTAAAAAGCTGCTGGCAGAGGGCGAAAACAGAAATGAAATTGTTAAACGTGCTTTGGAAGAAGTTAAAACTAACACGGGAAAACGATATAAAATACGAACTATGAAAGGCGTAGTTGATTTAATCGAGCGAGAAAAAGCTGCGCAATTTACAATTGGAATTGAAAATGTAATTAGTTCTTCAAATACACTATCTATGGAAGAAATGGCAAACCGTGTAGTGGTAACAAAGGGTTCCTTAGATGATAAAGAAAACAAATTTGTTTCTGTAATGGATAAAAATCAAGCAAGTATTGACCGATATGGTATGATTCAACATGTAATTGAAGCTGATGAAAAAGCTAGTTTAACAACAATGAAAAACTTGGCAAAACAATACTTGTTGGAGCATAATGTTATAACAAGTGAAATTAGTATTGACTTTATAGGTTCTATTGATTGTATTACAGGAAATAAAATTAGAGTTTTTGATAGATTAACAGGTTTGTCAAGCGATTATTATATATCAGCAGACAGTCACACATTCTCTAATGGAGTTCATACGATGACTTTGCAGCTGTCAAGAAAACTAGTATGAGGTGATATAAATGGCAGAAGGTAACGTATATTCAAACTTGGTCAACCTGATTCGTGAAGAAGGTTATAATAAAGACATTTATTTACGAATCGGACAAGTGTCGTCTATATCACCTCTTAAAATTCAATTGAATGGATATGAGATTATACCTGACGATTATATATTGTGCGAGCATGTTGGTAATTTAACTAAAAATGAAATTGGGAAAGTGAAAATTGATGGAACAGATTATAAAGTTGAGCCCGCAAACCCTTTGCAAATAGGAGATAAAATCTTGGTGCTTGTTGATGGAGATAATTTTTATGTAATAGATAGGGTGGTGTAAATGGTACTTCCTTCTATTTTTGCCGAAGAAGATATCTTGAATTTTGAATTAGAAAATCAAGATGTTATAAAACAACCAGTAAAAACATATAGACTAAATATTGAAACAGGAGAAATTTATGCTGAGTTTATTGATGGAAATGACGCTATTGTTCAGCATATAATCAAAGCATTAAAAACGAACCGAGACTCATATATGATTTACAGTTCCGATTATGGTAGCGAATTAAAATATTTAATCGGAAAAGGTTTTTCTGATGATTATATTAAAATGGAAGCTAAACGCTTAGTCGAAGAAGCATTAATGGATTATGACCGTATTAGTGAAATCACAGACGTAATTATTGAAAGACAAGGTGATTCCTTATATATTGAAGTTCATGTTTTAACTGATGTTGCAGAATCATTGGTTGCGGGGGTGACGATTTAGTGTTCGAGAATCAAACTCAAGAAGCTATTTTATCAAGAATGTTAAATAATATTTCAGATGAGGTTGATAAACGAGAAGGTTCTGTTGCAAGAGATATGTTAACTCCAAAATCAATAGAGTTAGCAATGGCATATTTGGAACTTGAAAATGTTTTAAGGTTTGGTTTCGCTGAAACAACATATGGCGAATTTTTAGACCTTAAAGTTGCAGAGGTTGGCTTAACAAGACGACCTGCTCAAAAGGCTAGCGGACGATTAGTTATTACAAATACTACTGATGAACCTATAACAATCCCCGCAGGAACTATCGCATATACTAACTCAGGCGTGCAATTTGAAATTGTAGATGAAAATGTAATTGTTAACCAAGAACCAGTTGAAGTTAGTATTGTAGCAGTTAAAGAAGGTGTAATTGGTAACGTAGCAGTAAACTCGATTGTAAATATTGAAATTACCGGGCTTGAGTGCACAAACCCAGATATTACTTCAGGTGGTATGGAAATTGAATCTGATGAAGAATTGCTTGAACGATATTATATTCAAGTAAAGAAATCAGGTGTAAGTGGAAATAAACATCACTATAGACAATGGGCTACTGAAGTTACAGGTATTGGGGATGCTCGTGTTATTCCTACATGGAATGGGCCTAATACTGTGAAAATTATTGTAATTGATACAAATAAGCAACCTGTAAACCCGGATAAACTTCAAGAAGTTATAGATTATATTGAAGTTCAGCGTCCTATTGGAGCACAACCAACTGTTGTTTCTGCTCAATATGTTGATATTAGTATTTCTGCTTCACTGACGATAAAAGACGGTTTTTTATTAGATGACATTGTTGGTGAAATAGTTCGAAAAATACAAGCGTATTTCAAGGAAGTAACTTTTATTGAAAATGAAATTAAACACTCAAGAATAGGTAATATTATATTTACAACTGAAGGCGTGGACGACTATACAAACCTGTTAATCAATGGTTCAACTGAAAACTTTATTCTTGGTGATGAAGATATTCCTCACATTGGCCAGGTGACATTCTCATGAGGTTTATAGGTTCCCCTTATGAAAGAGATGTAAGAAAATCGTTGCTAAGTTACCTACCTACTTATTACCACAATTCCAAAGCTGTGAATGAAATGATTCGTGTAGATGCTGAAGAATTAGAGCGTCTATACGCAAGTATCTATGACGTACTTAATCAATTTTTTGTAAGGACTGCAACTTGGGGTTTAGATATTTGGGAACGAGAGTTAGGTATTGTAACAGTACCTGAAGATTCTTATGAAGTTAGGCGTGCTCGTATCGAAAGTAAACTTCGAGGTGGAAAAACGTTTAATAAATGGCAAGCATTAGAACTTGCTAAATCATTCAGTGAAATTGGAGAAAAAACTTGGTTTAAGGATAACTTTGATGGAACGTTTATTACAGGTTTCGATATTGATGATTTAATAGATTTGAATCAGATGCTTTTAGCGTTTGATGATGTAAAACCTGCTCATTTATTCCATATTACTGCACTATTAATTTGTTTGGATTATAGCCCTGACATCGATATAAAGTCCATTCTAAAACAGAGAATAAAATCAGTGTTTTATTCATATATTTTTGAAAAAATTAACATTTTGTTTAAAAATAAAATGTTTTTGAGTACAAAATATCACGTAGAAGACGAATTTGCTCTAACATTAAATGGCGCTTGGACTTTAGATGGAAGCCAGGAATTAGATGGAATAAATGATGAAGGATATAGTTTATATTTTAGAGCAAGTGAAAATTTATATATATCAGTTTACAAAAATGGAGAGCTAATTGAAAATGAAAAAGTATAGGAGTTGAATAATATTGGCAAGTGTAAAAACAGTTAAAGGTCGAGAAAAAATGGCTAAAGCTCATGCTGGTTTAGCGACTTTGCCAAAGATTACACATATTGCACTAGGTAGCGGCGGAGTCAATGGAACAACTCCAAAAGGACTAACAGGAAATGAAAACTCATTATTTAATGAAAAGATTAGAAAAGAAATTGAATTAATTGAAGTAAATTCCACTACTTACAGATATGTAATTAGCGTAGATGCAGACACTGATTCATTAAATGGAGTCAACATTAATGAAGCGGGATTATTTGATGAAGATGGCGATTTGATTGCTATAAAAACTTTTACAAATAAAGGTTTGGAATCTGGAGTAACAATTCAATTTGAGTATGAAGTAGAATATTAATAGGGGGAGTTTATAGATGACTTTACAAGGCAATGTTAAAAATGAGATCAACGAGCAACTTAGAGCTCTTCAAACAACAGACTCAGCTCACCCAAATACATTTAACCCCTTATTTCAAGATTTGTTAGATAATGATGTAACTTTAGATAAAAAAATTGACGATACTAAACAAGAAATTGAAGGTGTAAAAGAATATGTTGACGACAAAGCAGAAATAACATATAATGAAGCAAAAGCTTATACAGATAGTTTAGTAAGTT